GAAGCGTCTCGAAAGAGGCGTTTTTTTGTTTTTCTAAATATTGCTTATAAATAAAACATAATACCTACTGTCCTAAATGGCAATAACAAGGATTTCTAGAGGTTTTAAGGATATTAGTCTATCTTTTACGCCCCATCCTGTTACTAAAGACTTACCCATATTAAAGAACGGTAATGCGATTTCACGTTCTGTTAGAAACCTAGTGCAAACTATTCCTACTGAGCGTTTCTTTAATTCATTACTAGGTTCTGAGGTACGTTCTCAATTATTTGAAAATTGGGTTGATTTTGGTACTGCAGCAGTCATAGAGGATCAAATCCTTACTACAATTGAAAACTTTGAACCTAGAGTTGAGAATGTAGATGTGCAAGCAGAACCAGAACCTGATGATAATAGTTTCTCTGTAACTGTACGTTTTGATGTAGTAGGACAACAATTACCTTCCCAAGAATTTACCTTCTTATTAGAAGCAACGAGATAATATGCCGATTACTAAGTTTACTAATCTTGATTTCGATCAAATAAAGACACAGATTAAGGATTACCTACGTGCCAATTCATCCTTTACGGATTTTGACTTTGAAGGTAGTAACTTCTCTGTTCTGATTGATACGTTAGCATATAATACCTATATTACAGCATTCAACTCTAATATGACTGTAAACGAATCCTTCTTGGATTCTGCTACTCTCAGAGAGAATGTGGTATCACTAGCACGTAATATTGGGTATGTACCTCGTTCTCGCTCTGCTGCAAAGGCAGAAATCACATTTAGTGTGGAAATTAATGATACAATAACCTCAACACTAGATTTAGAAGCAGGATTAGTCTGTGTAGGTAATACAAACGACACGAATTACATATTTTCAGTTCCAGAGAAGGTAGTAACAGTCGTTGATGCAAATCAAAAGGCGACTTTTAGTAATATTACTGTTTTTCAGGGTTCATATCTTCAAAAATCATTCATTGTAGACGGTTCTTTGGATCAAAGATTCATTTTAGACAATCCTTACATAGATTCTTCCACAATTGTAGTTAGAATTAGGGATTCTGTTAATGATATTTCTGAAGGAAGACAATATCTTGTTGCAGATAACATTCTAAACATAGATTCTACGTCAGAAATCTATTTAATTCAAGAAATTCAGGATGAAAAGTATGAATTACTCTTTGGAGATGGATTTTTTGGTAAAAAACTTGAAAATGGTAACGTAATTGATGTTTCATACATCATTACAGATGGAAAAGATGGAAATGGGGCATCAAATTTCACATTTTCTGGAAGATTTAGAGATGATCAAGGAAGAGTAGAGGTTCCAACCAATTCTATTACAATTACAACTAATCAGAATGCAATAAATGGTTCTGATATTGAATCTATCAACTCAATTAAGTATTTTGCACCTAGAATTTACTCTTCTCAACACCGTGCAGTGACTGCTCGTGACTATGAAGCAATAATTCAGACAATTTACCCAAATACAGAGTCAGTTTCTGTTGTTGGTGGTGAAGAATTAGATCCCCCACAGTTTGGAAACGTAATTATAAGCATAAAACCAAAAAATGGTGACTATATTTCTGACTTTGATAGAAGTAACATACTTTCAAAGTTAAAACAGTACTCACTTTCTGGTATAAATCAACAAATTATTGATTTGAAGGTGCTTTTTGTTGAAATTAACTCCGCAGTTTACTACAATACCTCCCAAGTAACAAATGTTAATGATTTAAAGAGTCGAATTTCTAATACTTTGTCTACATTTAGAGAATCTAACATCAATAAGTTTGGTGGAAGGTTCAAATATAGTAAAATTTGCCAAACAATTGACAATGTTGACGATGCAGTAACATCAAACATCACTAAAGTCATCATTAGAAGGAATTTAAAGGCACTTATTAACCAATTTGCACAGTATGAACTATGTTATGGTAATAGATTTCATATAAATCCAGAAGGATTTAACATTAAGAGTACAGGATTTAAGATTGCTGGTAGTAATGACATCTATTACTTCACTGATGTGCCAAAAACTGATACTACAGGTACTATTTCTATAGTAAAAGATGCTGCAGAAGAAGGAAATCACACTGTAGTCGTTAAATCTGCTGGTACAGTTGATTATGCGAAGGGAGAAGTCATTATTAATACTGTTAATATCACATCAACAGTAGAACCAAACAATATTGTTGAGATACAGGCAATTCCTGAGTCTAATGATGTGATTGGATTATCGGATTTATACCTAGATTTTTCCGTTTCTAAAAGCACAATAAATATGGTTAAAGATACCATTACTTCGGGTGAACAAATATCTGGTATTGGGTATAAGACAACTTCCAGCTACTTAAATGGAGAACTTAAGAGGATATAAAGGATGATACAAACTGGGTTTGAAAAGAGAGTATCTGTTCAACAGATAATAGAGAATCAACTGCCTGAATTTGTACTAGCTGAAAGTCCAAAGACTGTCGATTTTTTAAAGCAATATTATATTTCACAGGAGCATCAAGGTGGTGCTGCTGATATTGCTGTTAATTTAGACCAGTATTTAAAGGTAGATAACCTCACCCCAGAGGTAATTTCTGGAGAAACAACACTATATTCTGATATTACTGCCTCTGATGATACTGTTCAGGTATATTCCACAAAAGGATTCCCGAATGAATATGGTTTATTTAAGATTGATAATGAAGTTTTTACATATACTGGAGTAACAACTAACACTTTTACTGGTGTAGTACGTGGTTTTAGTGGAATTACAAGTTATAGGACTGATTTAGACGCAGAAGAACTCCTTTTTAGTGATAGTAGTGCTGAAACTCATGATGCTAGTACTAGGGTTCAAAACCTAAGTGCACTATTTTTAAAGGATTTTTATAGAAAATTAAAGGTAACTCTTACACCAGGACTTGAAGACGTTGATTTTCAAGAAAAACTTGATGTTAATAACTTTATTAAAGAAGCAAAAAGTTTATATCAAGCAAAAGGTACTGAAGAATCATTCAGAATCTTATTCAATGCACTATATGGTGTAGAACCTAAAGTTGTTGATTTAGAACAATACTTACCCAAACCCTCCTCGGCAGAGTTTTTAAGAAGAGAATTATTAGTTGCTGAAAGAATTTCTGGAAATCCTGCTAATTTAGTTGGACAAACTATTAGAAAATCAACAGATCCTGCCACTCAAGGTGCTGTTTCTGAAGTTGAAGTCTTTACTAGATCTGGAATCAGTACATATTATAAGATTGGATTATTTGTTGGATATAGTGATAATGCATTAATTGAAGGTACATTTGAAGTTCAACCAAAAACTAAGGTAATTAATCCTGTTTCTGTATCAGAATCTATTATTACTGTTGATTCTACCATCGGATTTGGTGCAACTGGAACATTAGTATCTGGTAAAAACATTATTACCTATAGTAGTAAGAGTGTTAACCAATTTTTAGGTTGTCAAGGTGTAACTGTTGGTATTGGTACAGCAGATGAGATAAGAACTAATGAAGTTTTTGTCGGATATGAAAATGGTGATTTAACTAAGAAAGTAGAAATACGTCTTGGTGGTGTTTTATCAGACTTTAACCTTATAAGTGACGTATTAGAGACATCTGAAGAGCAAGTTTTGTATGTTAATCATATAGGAGAAAAGATAAAATTATCTGAAACTGGTTCTACTGATAAGGAATTGTTTGCTAATTCTTGGATTTATAACACTAGTTGTAGGTTTGATGTTGAAGATATTAATACTGGTTCATCAACAATTACATTAAAATCTGAAATTGATAAATCACAATTGAAAGTAGGTGATAAGATTGATATATTATTAGGTGATACAAATAATATATCACTTACTAATGCAAGTGTTGGCTCAATTGATAATAGTCTTAAACAAGTTCAGTTAAACGATATGACTGGATTTGTTTATGATCCTCTTCAAACATATACTATTAGAAGAAAATTAAATACTGCTACTAGTTCTGGAACATTAGTAAATTATGGACAGAATAAAGTCACTACAGATATTCAAAATGTCTATAATGAGAATGATGAATCATTCTACGTTGCTTCAAACTCCTTACCATCATATGACATAACAAAATCTACTGTTAAGTATAGTATTTCTACTGGAACTGATGGTGCACTAGATGGTTATAATAGTATAATAGAAAAATATCAAATTATTTCTTTTACTGAACCCACACTAGATTTTATTACGGGAGATAAGGTTGTTTATAGAGCAGAAACTACTCCTTTAAAGGGACTAGAAGAGGGTGAATATTATGTTGAGGTATTAAATGGTGGTAAGATTAAATTATATGAATCTAGGGGTTTAATCGAAACCAATGGTTCAATAGTTGACGGGACTGTAGTTAATAATGCTAGAGGATTCCTTGCTGATGGAACAAATAATCATAGTTTCATTTTAGCAAGTCAATCTGACGATTCTATACATCCACAAAAACTTCTTAGAAAATTCCATCATTCTCAAGATATTAAAACAGGAAATGAAACTAAGACTACTCCTGGTTCTCTTGGAATGTTGATTAATGGAGTTGAAGTTGTTAGTCCTAGATCAATGGACAAAGTTTATTATGGTCCTTTAGATAATATTACTGTTTATAATAATGGACAAGATTATGATGCTATTAATCCACCAAATATTGTAATTGCTGCAGGACTAGGCAGAAATGCTTCTGCTCGTGCGGTTGTAGAAGGTAGTGTTAAAGAAGTATTAGTAGATCGTCAAGACTTTGATGTAGTTGATGTTAAGTCTGCCACTATATCTGGTGGAAATGGTTCTGGAGCAGTCCTAGAACCGATGGTAGGTGTCAGACAACGTGAGGTTAGATTTGACAGTCGTGATGACGTTGCTGGTGGTGGTGTAAGTTTATCTCTCGATACTATTACTTTTGTACAGGATCATAATTTTGTTAATGGTGAACCCATTGTATATGATTCAAATGGAAATACAGGATTAGGTACATTTGTTAATAATGCAGTTTATTATCCAGAAATTGTAAGCAATACTGCAATTAAGTTATATGCAACTAAGAATGATTATGATAATAGAACTTTTGCTATGGACTTTAATAATATATCAGGTGGACAAGGTATTCATAAGTTTAGAAAGTTTGATTATACAAAAACTTTAAGATCAATTAAGGTTGTTGATGGTGGTTCTGGGTATACCAATAGAAAATTAATTGTAGATCCAGTAGGTGTCAATACTGTAACCAATATAATCACCTTCAATAATCATGGATTTAATGATGGTGATAAAATTGTTTATTCTGCAGATACTGCACCGATAGAAGGATTATCTACATCAAATCAGTATCAAATTATTAAAATAGATAATCATTCATTTAAACTTGCAAATGCTGGTGTTGGAGGAACAATAACAAGCAATTATACAAGAGGGAATTATGTTGGTTTAGGATCTACTGGTGTTGGATATCAAAATTTCGCATACCCTGATATCACATTAACAGTTGATGCAATCCTTGCAGGTGTTGGAACTGCTACTCAGACAGTTGGAGTTATAACTGCAATACCTATAGTTAGAGGTGAACTTATTGATGCTTATCTTTATGATAAGGGAACTGGGTATGGATCATCTATTATAAACTTTGATAAAAGTCCAGTTGTAAAGGTTAAATCTGGTAAAGATGCTGAATTTAGACCAATAATAGTTGATGGTAAGGTTGATCAAGTAGCGGTAACATATGCTGGTGTTGAGTATACATCTGCTCCAGATTTGACATTTATTGGTATTGGTTCTGGTGTTGGTGCCAAAGCAAGAGCAATTGTAGAAAACGGAAAGGTAACTGGTGTTTCGGTTCTTAATTCAGGTGTTAATTATAGTTCTAATACTGGAGTTGCAGCAACTGCTATTGGACGTAATGCATTTATTGAGGCAGATATAAGATCATTAACTGTAAATAATCATAAAAGATTTGGTGATGAAATATTAGTTCAAAATATAAGTGGATTGCAGTATGGATATGTTGGGCATTCTACAGCAATTGGTAGTTTGTTGGGAGATGAGTTAGATACTCATTCACCAATTATAGGATGGGCATATGATGGAAATCCAATTTACGGTCCTAATGGATATTCTGATCCAGAAGATGCTAACTCATCTGTAAAATATGTAAATACTGGATATGTTTTATCAAGTTCTGATGTTGTAGACAGACCTCCATTTAAAATGGATGGAACATCATTTGATCAAGGATTCTTTATTGAAGATTATAAATTTGATAATTCTGGTGATTTGGATGTACATAATGGAAGATATACAAAAACTCCAGAATATCCAAATGGGGTATATGCATACTTTGCTGGAATAACAACTGTAAGTAGAGAAGCGAAATATCCTTACTTTATTGGTGATTCTTATAGATCCAAGTTAATTCCACAATTAATTGATCAAAGTTTTGATTTCAATAATTCGGATTTAATTAGAAATACACTCCCATATAAGTCTGAAGATTTAACTGCTGATAATGATTTTATCACTGAACCTTATGAAATTGTTCAACAAAGGACTATTGTTGATTCTGTAAGTAAAGGTAGTGTTGATTCTTTCATAATTAATCAATCTGGTGATGGATATGCTGTTGATGATGTTTTAGTATTTGATAACGGAGGAACAAATGGTGGTGGATTAAATGCCTATGTTTCTAGAGTTACTGGAAAGCATATTAGAAATATTGATACTGAGATTACTACTTATCAGGATGCAACATTAATTTGGGACAATTCTAGTCAAATTTCTGTACATATTTCACCTACACATGCTTTACTTGATGGTGATACTGCTGTTGTTTCTGGTGTATCTACATTCATTGCTGGATTAACAAAATCTCATAAAATTGGAGTTAGTTCTGAAACTACACATTTAATTGCTCCAGTTGCTCACAATACAACTCTTGGATTTGTAACTGATATATACCTTTCATCTATTCCAAATAATATTTCTATTGGTTCTACTGTTGCAATAGGTTTAACTAATCAAGAAATAGTTAAAGTTAATAATATATTCCATGAAAGAAAGGTTTTAAGAATAGAAAGATTAGTTAATCCAGGTATTGGACATACAGAAACTGAAGTAATATCTAAACTTGCAGATACATTTACAATACCAATTAAAAGTGAGTATTTTGATTCTCGTAAGAATGATAAGGTATATTTCAACCCACTTGAAGCAGTTGGTTTTGGTGTAACTATTGGACAGGAAAAATTAAACAAATATAGAATTGGTGATATTGAATATGATGTTTCTGTTCCATATCAAAGTATTTACTTACCGAATCATCCATTCCAAGATAACCAAGCAGTAACATTTACTAGTAGCACACGACCTATTAAAGTAAGTATTAAGAATTTTGGTGCTGTAAGTAATTTACCTGCTAGTGGATTATATGTCATTAATAAAGGTAAGGATTATATTGGACTTACTACATTTAAAGATCATGCAGCAGCAAGTGTAGCAGGATTCAGTACTGGTGGATATTTCTTTAGGAGTTTTGTAACTAATGGTGATAGTCGTAATTGGAAGTATTCTTTAGAATCTAATAATACAAAAGAAACTGCAAGAATTGAAAGAATAACAGCTAATGTTATGACTGGTGCTCCTTGGGAAGGAACACAAGTAACCAAGTCAACTTTTGATGATGGACATTTATTAGCAAACGGTGATGAAATCAAATTAACTGTTAAATCCAATCAATCTGTTGGTATTGGAACTTCTACTGCTGTAAGAGTCAAGTATAATTCTGAAAATGATAAGATAGTTATTAATCCAACAACATTTGCTGGTTCTGCTGTATTGGCAGGTAATATAATAAATCTAACTGCACATGGATTAGAGACTGGTGATAAAGTATTTTATGATGGTGGTATTGTTGGATTGTCTACCAATTCATTCTATGTCTATCGTTTAGATGATGATAAATTCCAGTTAGGACAAACTCGTTATGATGTTTTATTAGAACCACCAACTATTATTAGTATAACTGCAGGTAGTGGTGGATCTGGACAACAATTATCTAAAGTCAATCCTCGCCTTGAAGTCATTAAGAATAATAATTTAGTATTTGATACTTCAGATTCATCATTATCTGGATATGATTTAAGAATCTATCATGATAATGGATTTAATAATGAATTAGTATCTATTGGTGGCACTATTACAGATTTTATTGTTGAAAGGAGTGTTGTTTCTTCTGGTAGTGCTGGTGCAGCAGTAACGGTAAGATATTCTGATAATTTACCTTCTAAATTATACTACACATTAGAAAGGGGTGGATATATTAGCACATCTGATACAGAAGTTGCTAATAATTCTGAAATACTTTTTGTTCCTAGTGTTTATAACAATACATATTCTGTTTCGGGAATAGGTAGTACTACTTTTCAATTGTCTCTTAAATCGGTTCCAGAGACTCTAAATTATGCTCAGAGCACAACTAGTCAATTAGAGTATTCTACCAATTCTAAAACCGCTAGAGGTGGTGTAGAATCTATAAGAGCTACTTCTGGTGGACTTAATTATAAGAAGTTACCTAAATTTACTACTATCACATCCACACAAGGTGTGAATGCGGATATAATACCAAAATCATCAACTATTGGTAGAATAAAAGAGGTTACTATTGAAGATACTGGTTTTGATTATTCTGCAGATAAAACATTAAGTCCAGAAGTCTTTATTTCACCAAATATCACTGTAGTCGATAGAAACTCTATTGATAGTATTAATGTTAAAAGTGGTGGTTCTGGATATACTATTCTTCCAGATATTGTTGTTATTGATCCAGATACTAATGAACCATACACTGATAGTTACTTAACTGGAGAGATTCAATCTTCATCACTTACCAATGTACAAGTTTTACAGTCTCCAAAAGGATTGTCGGATAAGGAAAATAAGGTATTTACTGTTAATAACTCAAACGGAATTCCTATAACTAGCGTCCAATCTACTGGAGTTGGAACTGCTTATTTAACTTTACAAACACCAATATCTAATTTTAGTACAGCACCATTTGCTGTAGGTGATAAAGTATTCATTGAAGGTATTAGTGTTCTTGGTGGTATTGGAACTACAAGTACGGGATATAATTCTCCAGAAAATGGATATTCATTCTTTACTGTTGAAAGTGTTGGTGCAGCAAATCCAGTAATAATAGGTATAGGACTTACTGAAGTAACAGAATATGCTGGAATTGCAGTTACTGATACTAATGGATATGGTTTAGCAGTTAATAAAAATAATTACCCAACATTTGAAGTTATTCAAAAACCTGAACAATTTATTTTAGATGAAAGATTATATGTTCTTCAGGGTTCTACATATGTTCTTGAAGATTTGTACATCACTAAAAACTTAAATGATAAAATTAAAATCAGAGGTACATATGATTTAGAGGTTGGAGATCATATTCGTGGTAAAGAATCTGGTACTATAGCAACTATTAAAGATATTGTAAAAAATAAGGCAAGATTTAAGATAGATTATTCTTTAAGACAAGAAAAGGGTTGGAATAACAATACTGGAAAATTAAATGAAGATTTCCAAGTTCTTCCTGATAATGATTACTATCAGAATTTATCATATACTGTTAAGAGTCCTATCGTATATGAAGACTTAATAAATCCAGTAAATAGACTCTTACATACAACAGGATTAAAGAATTTCTCAGATACTGGTATAACAACTACTACAGATATTTCTGTTAAAACTCCATTAGATGCTGGTAGTGTGGCATTAATTGATATTATTGGTGAAAAGAGAGTTGATACTGTAAGTAATTTTGATTTTGCAATTGATCTTGATGTTCAGGATAATAAATCTAGATTTGTAAAATTCCAAACCAAAAGATTATCTGATTATATCAATAATAGTTCTAACCGTGTTCTTCCAATAGATGATATTTCATCTAAGTTTAATAAGGTATTTACGGAGAATAATTTCTTTACAAATCTTGATACTATAAACAATGGTAGTGGATATAATCGTTATTTGGTACAAATAATTAACCCAAATAATAATCAAAGACAAGTAACTGAATTAATAACTCTTACTGATAATGATAGTAACATATACACATTTGAAAAGGGTTCAATTGGAATAGAAACAGGCAATTCTAATAATTCTTATAAGGTAGATAGATTAGGTGATCTCATAGGGGATAGTGATACTTCTCAATTAGTCTTTAATCCAAAAAATCCATATGATTTTGATTATGATTTAAAAGTTATTAAAAATACCTTTAATACATCAAATGTTGGTATTGGAACTACCAGTTTTGGATTTGTTGACGTAATTGGTTCTAATAATCTAGTTAGTGTTGGATTAACAGAGACACTATTCTCTGCTACTGCAAATCAAAATGAAGCATTCTTTGCTAATATTGAAATTACTAATTCTGTAACTTTTGATAGAAGATATGTAGAACTATATGTTGATCAGGATGGAACAGATACATATATTTCCGATTTCTACCTAGACAATAAAGATGGTGCAAGTGGTAACTTTATTGGTACATTTGGTGCATCAATAGAGTCTGGTGTTGTTAAAGTTAATTTCACTAATAGTACAGAATCTCATGGTGTTTTTGTTAAATCAAGAGCAATTGGGTTTGGTGTTACAACTGCAGGTATTGGAACATACAGATATCTAACTGATGGACAAGCAGGTGGATCTGAGAAAACTGCGAGATATGAGAGTAAGTTTGCATATACTCTTGCTCCTGCAACTGCAACTGAAGTCTTTAGGGTTGCTAAATCGGACGTAACAAGTATTAAATCAGTTGTTAAAGTTGGATATGGTGTTACATCAGCATTACATCAATTATTATCAATTCATGATGGAACTGATGTTTATACTACACAATATCCATTCGTATCAGTTGGTAGTACAAGTGGTATAGGTACATTTGGTTCTGAATTTAGTGGATCTAATTTGATATTAAAATTCTATCCAGATGCTGGAATTAATAACGTAGTTTTAGTACAATCTTATAGTGAAATAATACAGACAGACACTGATTTACTCAATAAACCAAATGATCTTAATTATGGAACTTTAACTGAAAACTTGGGAATTAATGCATATAACGGTGTTAATGAAAATAGAATTAATGTTACTGAATTTGATATCAACTATAAGAAGACTCCAATCTTTACTAAAGAATTTAATCCAGCAGATACAAGTGTTTTAAATCTAAGTACAGGTACATTCACTATCAAGGATCATTTCTTTGAGACTGGAGAAGAATTAGAATATGAATCAGTATCTACTTTTAGTAATATACTTCCTGAAGATATGCAGATGTCTAATGGAAGTGATTTACCAGCAACTGTATATGCTATTAAAGTTACTAGTGATGAATTTAAAGTTGGATTAACATCTACACTTGCATATGCTGGTACGTCAGTTGCATTCAATGATGCTGGTGCAGGTAATGCTCATACACTTACAATGGCGAAGAGGGCAGAGAAAACTCTTCTTGCTGTTGATGGTATTGTTCAATCACCAGTTGCAAGAACATCAGTTGGATATGCTCTTACAAATAATTACGGTAATATAAGTGCTACAGATACATTTGCTTCTTTAGTTGGTATTTCTTCCATATTACCAAAAGATATTCTTAAAATTGATAATGAATATACTGAAGTTGTAAATGTTGGATTAGGAACTACTGCTGTTGGACCAATCACTGGTAGTGGAGCATATAATTTAGTTGAATTAAAACGAGGATTTGTAGGATCAACTGCAGCTGTTCATAGTGATTTAAGTCCATCTGGAGTTGGTAATACTGCTCAGGTTTATCTTGGTTCATATAATATTGTTAAGAGTAAGATTCATTTTACTGCACCTCCAACTGGAAATAGTGTAAATGTTGTGGATTCCAACACTAATTTAGAAAATGCAAGATCTACATTTGGTGGTAGAGTGTATTTGAGACAAGATTATACTAAGAATAAGGTATATGACAATGTTTCCAAGGAATTTACTGGAATAGGAGCAACTTATCAGTTAACTGTTGAGGGTTCAACCACAACAGGTATTGAAACTGGAAGTGGTTTGGTGTTTATTAATAATATGTTCCAAACACCAACTACAGTCAATAATCTCGGAAATACCTATGATTTGATTGATGGATTTACTGCAACTAAGGTTAGATTTACTGGTATAACTGATGATAATGGAGATTTGATAATATCTGATTATGATGTCAATTCAAATCAATTACCAAGAGGAGGAATTATAGTTTCTCTTGGTTCTAGTATTGGACGGGGATATGCTCAACCTGTAGGTGCTACAGATGTAGATGTAGTGATTAATGGTAGTGGTGCTCTTACTAAAGTTGGTATAGGAACAACTACTAAACATGGTTCAGGATATCGTGGTGTAGTTGGTATTGGAGTAACTGATGAGGCTTATGAGCATAAGTGGGTAACTGCATCAAATAATGCTGTTAATGGTTCATTAACTCCAACAGATGGTTCATATGATTCATTTACTGGATTATTAACACTAACAATTCCTAGTCATGGTTTAGGTGCCAGTGGAAATGTTACTATTGCTAATAACTCGATATCAATGACTTGTGGTAGAGATAATCATACATCCACCAAGACATATCCTCGTGCTGGAATTGATCCTGCTGCTGGAGGGGCAAATAGAGCATTTACTAGAATAAGTAGCGATGCTATTTCAGTTGATGTTGGACCTGGTGGTGGTAGAGGTACTGGTGCTAATGTTACAGCAACAGTTGGTGCTGGTGGAACTCTTACCTTTGCTGTTTCTGCTGGTGGTAGTAACTATAAGAGTCCTAGAATACTTGCTCCTTCACCATCATATAGTAACTTAGAAATTACTGGCGTGTCTAGACTTGGTAAGGGTATGACATCTGAAACTGGAAAGGGATTATTATTGGATATTGAGGTTGGACCTACTGATGCAATTCCAGTTGATAATAAATTTGGTGATGCTGCAAATCTTATTGATGCAAATAATGCATTTATTTCAGAATTAGCAGCGAGGAGGATGTTTAATAGATGGAATAATGGTTCTAACTCATCCTATAGTTATCCAGGAGATAATACAGAGCAGGATTGTATTGATGATGTAGTAGATGTTTTAGAAGCTACTTCACATAACCTTAAGTATGGTGGTAATGATAAGACTTATGATGCTGCAAATCTCTTTGTAAATGGTGTATATTCTAACCCTGCACCTGTTACTGGTGAAGAAGAGCAAGTAATTTATGCTCTACATGAAGCCAGAGATATGGCAACCAGAGCGATGAGAAATCAGAAGATTTATACGCATCTTGGAGCACAATATGCTCACACTTATACTAGTGGAACAGTAGCAAACGCAATTTGTTCTGGTGGTAATTATGCTCACACATATATTGCAGCAGATTCTTCTGCTAATGCAATTAACGGTTCTTTAAAACCAACTGCTGCTGTTTATGATGCAGTAGCAGGTACTTTACAGTTAACATTTGCTAGTGCTCATGGAGTTGCAAATAATGGAAATGTAACTATTGCAAACCATTCATTAGTATTCACATGTGCTAGAGATGGACATGCCACTAAACATTCATATCCAAGAGCAACTGATCCTGCTTCAGGTTCTACATTAACTGCTACTGTAAGTAGTACGACAGTATTGACAGTAACTGTTGGTACATCACCATTAGTATTCAAGAGTGTTGTTGCTGGTGCTGGTGCTGAAGCAACTTCATATGATGCTAAAACTGGTGATTTAGTACTTAACGTTGGTTCCAATCATGGATTACTTGGACCAACAACATTAAATGCTCCTACAGCAGCAACTTATGCTCCTTCAACAGGTGTTTTAAGACTTACTATTGCAGGACATGGTTGTGCAGTTGGTGATTATGTCAAGATTGATGATAATTCATTAACATTCACATGTGCTAGAGATAATAATACTACTCAACATTC